TTCATATGTTTTTTCTTCTCCAGTTGCCCAATCTAATCTCTTCCCAGTTTTCCAATCAATTACTTCTATTATTCCTTCTTGTGTTTCGGTAACTAAGTCTATAGTTCCTTTTATAGCAAGTTGCCCAGTAACAGTTTGACCGTCTGGCATTTCATATGTATATTTAGCCCAATCTTCTTCTATTGGTAAATCGAAGTGCGGTTCCGCTGCTACTATTTTTCTATTCCTTGGATCAAATTGACCATCATTATAATTTAGAGTATTCCAAACCAACTCATTACAATTTAACGTATCCGCCTTCGTGAAAGAATGAGCAGATCCACCTGTATAAAAATTGAAACTTCTTTTTATTAAATCATCAACAAGAGACTTTGTGAATAGCTCACTTTTCTTAATTTCTACCTTTCCAACAGCATCGTCATCTATTGTCAGCTTAGTTTTCTTTGGTTGATCTTGCATTTCTTTTTTAAGCTTTGCAAGAACTTCCATGACTTTATGCACAATAGTTCCAAGCTCTGCTTTCTTTCCGCTAGCAGGCTGATGACCAAGCACGTAAGTAATGAAGTATTGCATTTCACAATATGCATAATTATTATAGCTTGATGATCTAATATATGTTACAATCATATCAATCTACTTTCCATAGCGTATTTATATTATCAAGCACTTTACAAAAGTCTTGAATACTAATATCGCGGTTATCTATAATATGTGTAAACTTATTCCAATCAAATACGTCTTCATCTAGGGCAGATTCGCATGTGATTGGATCGTGGAATATATCTCTTTTGAGCCTTATAACTACACCATTATTATCAGATATAGCTTCTACCTCATTAGGAAATCTAACATCTGGAATAATAGCTATGTGCGGATCTTCTGTAACAATTTTATTAATAGTGGCTTTTATCCAAGCATCTGACTTTATATGTCTTACAACCTTAGTACCAAAGTATTCAAGGAAGTCTCTATGAGTCATGCCGCCCTTCTTGGTTTCATTTGTAGGCATATCTTCCCAAGAAAAACTTGTTTTGGAATTCTTTTGCTTATCAGTTCCATATACATTCTGAGCATTAAGTCCAAATAGATTAATAGCTATATCTTTAAGAGTATCAGCAAAATGATATACTTTAATATAAGGCCACAGTTCTTTTTCTGCATATTCAAGAAATGCTCTATCTTTTCTAGTCACATCAAGAATACCATAGCCAGACTTACCAGATTGGTCAACAGTATTAATAGCTAGATTGCCTTCATCGTCAATGAAGAAATCTGATACCATATTTTTACTCTTTAGAACACACCCGTTGATGTAATTAGCAGCAGTATTCTTACCAGACTGCTTTCTACCAGAGATACCTATAATCTTAGCCATTAATACGTTCCTTTCAATTTCGATAAAATCTGATTTTGAATCTGCTCTATTGACATATCGCCAACATCTTTATTTAACATTTTTGGAAATGTCAACTTATAAAATCTACTTAATTGTCTTTTTATTTGGACTTTAGCTTCTCTTCCAGCTTGATCGTTGTCCGTCAATATAATTAAATGTGTTATAGGGAGTTTAATTAGCTTGTTTTCCTGTTCTTTGCTGATTGTTTTTCCGAAAATACTTACAGCGTTAAACACTCCAGCTTCATATAATTTCCAAATATCGCCCTGCCCCTCCACAATATATAGACAAGATGTTTCAATGGCTTTAGGAATTGCTCTGTGATAATTATAAAAGAAGTGCCTCTTATCAAATCCTTTGGGATAAATAAGAAATTTTGGTGATACATATTCCTTTGTTGTTCTTCCTATCATTCCAACATAGTCTGTACCAGTATCATCGTGTATAGGTATTATAGCTCGTCCACGCATTTTTGAACTAGACTCTTCACAGTCTCCTACCTCAAAATGTTCTAGAGTTTCTGCTGCAAATCCACGGCTTAAAAAATACTTTGATGGCATAACAGCATTGCATTGTATATCAATTTTTTTATGTTGGTATACTTCTGCAATATAGTTTATCGCAGATACCATATTAACAAAGTCATCTTCTACCTCTAGATCTGCTTGTTCAATTTTAGTATATGTACTATTTATATTTAATAATTTACATGCCCATTTGAGAGCTTTTGAAAAATCAACATCTTCTCCAGATTGTGCTGATAAGGCTCCGATAATTAATCCAAAGATATCATTTTTAAATTGATGTTGACAATCTCTGGTCCAGCATTTCCATATACCTTTACTGGCTGAATATGAGAATGCTCTTGGGTTATCGCTACTATCATGAATGGGACATGTGCAATATATATTATCTCCAAACCTTTCATATTTCATGTTAAGTTTGGTGAAAACAGTTTCGCAGTTTTCATTCAGCTTCTGTTTGATTTTCTTCAAGTCCATTGGCTATCTTTATTTTAATAAGTGATTCTGTATTTGCTAATCCGGTATCGCCAACCGGCTGGTTTTTAAACTCATTTCGCGTTTTCAACTCTGTTAATTTAGCGTGTGATCCTTGCATAACCATATTAATATAATCTCCATCATCTAAACCAGCACCATGTCTTGATACTATTGGTACTAATTTTCTATTGCCAGCATTTGGACCATCTTCTGCTAACTCCTCTGTGGATTTTATCTTAAAGATTGAAAATGAAGTACATAGCCATATTAATCTATCCGATCCGCTTACGGCATCTGTGCTTTCTTTTGTGATACCATCACGATTTAGCTGAACAAATGATAAGCATGGTATATCTAACTTAACGCATAGATTATGTAAAGACGTTATCTGAAAACCTAGAGCTTGATATTCTTGTATATTATTTGTAATAGAGCTAGATGACATTAGCTTAAGATAATCATATATTATTAAACAGTTGTTTGTTTTGCCGGTATCATCTTTCTTTACTTCATGCACAACCCATCTCTTAATGAGATTCAATATTTGTTCAAATGGCTTTCCAGCAACGCTAATATAACAATATGGAATTGATTCTAGCTTTTTAACTGCGTCTAAAACTTTTTGATGCTTTTCCTCATCATTGATAAACTTACCAGTTGCAATATCATTAATGGGAACACCGCTAATATTTGCTATTAATCTATTAAGATGATCTTCCTTGCTCATTTCTGTATCTAGTACAAGCACCGGAATTCCCGTAGAAGAAACGTTTAATGCAACATTATCAGCGAATACCGATTTTCCAACTTTGGGTCTTGCAGAAACAAGGTCAACGCATTTACGTCGCAGACCACCACCAATTGCTTCGTCATATCTGCTGAATCCAGTTGGAATACCAATAATATCACACTTGTTATCTCCTAAGAATTGAATGTAATCATTTGCTCCAGCACCAATTTTTTCTGGGACATCTCCACCGTCATCTTCTCTAAGAAAATCCGTTACTGGATTCTCTAGGATTTGAATAATTTCATTTATGGTTTCGGTGCCACTTATGTCCTCAATATCTTTGTGGATTTTTGTTGTTAGCTTTTTAATTTTACGAGCAAATTCAAATTTCTTAGCCTGTATAGCAAAGCTAAAAATATTATCTTTGTTAACTGGGAACTCAAATAAAGACTTGAGATATTTTAATTCTTGAGAGGTATTAATTACTTCCAAAAATCCTAGTTGATCTGCCGATGACAATACGGATGGAATGTCCACCTGTTGGTCGTTATTAATAACTCTTTCAAGACACTTAAATAGTATCTGATTGTTAACAACGCCAAAAGTCTCTGCACTGATGATATCAGAAACAGTTACATATCCATCTACGCCATGCTGTAATAGTCCAGCCAGCAAAGCTCGTTCTGCACCAACATCTACTAGTTTTTCATCCATTATTATTTCTTTCCAGAACACTTGTTGCAACGATAATACTCTCCATAAGCAAATCGTGGATCTATCTTAAAAGACTTTCCACAAACATGACATTCAACATCTGACTTTTGTGGAGGAGGTCTGCGTCTTGGAGTTCTTTCAACATCTGGTGTTGAAATATCTCTAAATTCTCCAGTATCCTCCCATTCATTCTTTCTAGCTTTCACGGCTTCTTTTCTCCTAATTTGAGATTGAGTTTCTGCCTTCTTTACAATAAAATTTTCATCCACATTAGCAGATTTTGCGGATGTTGTATTGTTAGTATTTTCATTACCTACTAATGCTTGAAACAACTTCTTTTTTTGATCTTCTGATAGAGATCCAACAAAATCATCGAAATCACTCATGTTCTTTTACCTTTCTCTAGAAGTATATCTGCTTTACGTTTTAGTTCATATACTTTGCCATCCAAGGCAGTAAGCCTAGATTCAGCAACTTCTCTCATATGATCTACTGAAGCAGCATAATTATTATTCTTGATTATTATTTGTCGTTTTACTTCATGTTTAGTATA